CAATGCCAAAGCCATGCAGGAAACATTATTATTCTACCCTCCAATGGATTAACTCTAACTTCTCGCCACAAATGTGAGGGTGGTTTACCCTCTTTTCTTCTTGGCATAACCATGTGCGCCGTTGCTCTTGGTTCGTTAAATACTATCTGTCCAGAATTTTCAGGAGCCTTAATATAATATACTCCACTAAAATGACTATTAGGATGCACATGTGGTCTGTTATATCCCCCTGGTGGATTTATGTTAGCCCACATATTTCCCATAATTGCTTCACCATCTAACCATTCTTCTTGAAATATTTCGTGCTGCATTTTATATAATTCATTAACCAATGGTTTAAATACAGGTATTTCATGCATATTAGTTGTGCTATGCCAACCATTCATATTAGTTCTTTTAATACCATTATCTTTATTAGCCCAATTAAGAACCTCTTTCTCAAAAAGTTTATTATCTAAACTAACATCTTTAGCATATATAATAGTTGGAAAGTATGCAGCTTTAATCATCATTTAAATGGTGTGCCTCCAAACCACATTACTAAAGATTTTCTATTACCACGTGTTACAGGTGCAACTCTATGTCTAATAAAAGATGCAAAAAATATAGCATGACCTTGTTTTAATTTTGCAATTTTATCTTCTTTCATTAATTGTAAATCACCACCTTCAAACTCGTGCTCAGGTGATAGTAAACAAGTCATAGATATTTTTCTAACTGGTGGTTCATTTGCACAATTAACATCATTGTCTGTATGCCAGTCATAAAATCCACCTTTTGGATATTCTGTGTATTGTGCCATTTCTGTAATTTGCATATTATCAAAACCAAAGTGATTACCGTTTGTTTGTTTCATGATTAATTCAAGTTGTTTATACATTTCTGTCATTTTTTTAAATGGTATCCAACTTATATGTGAAGTTCTTGTTTTAGTATCTACGATACCTCCTTTTATACCTTGTTCATTTCCAACGGATGCATCGTTTCTAGGTTCTGATCTTCCTGCATTAATTATCATTTGACATTGTTCAGGTGTAAATATAGGTCCCATAGTTTGTACTATGTAGCCTTTCCAACGTGGTTCTGTAATTATCATGTTGCACCTCTATTTTTTATTGGATCAAAATGCACATCACAGTTTGCAGCAAGGGTTCTTCTAATTTCATCTGTTCCATTAAATGGATATACGCAGTGTCTCATGTCGTATGGAAAAATATAAAAATCTCTAAGATCCATTGGTGGCTGATAATCTATTTTTGCAAACTGACCATTAGCTGCACCTAATATTTGAAGTCTACCATTTTGTTGAATATGACCTGCAGAATATTCTTTACCGTATGTCGACGGTAATTTTAAAATCATAACACTAGACAAACCTGTAAACAACATACCTCTATGGATATGAGCGGGATTATACTCATGTTGTTTCATTTCATTAACCCAAATAGAATTAAGATGTAAATCATAATCTCTTATTTTATTCCAGTTTAAATAATGTTTAAACATTTCCATAAAATAATGTATAACTAATTTAGGTAATTTATTATGGTTTTTCATTTTTGTTTGGTCTTTACCATGATAAAATAACGAATGTTCATCTTCTATCTTACCGACTAATTGTTGATTAGCTTTATCTAACTTATTTTTATTTACATCATAGATATGATTAATAGTCATAAAAATATCTAGTGGTACTTGATATTTTAAAACTGATTGACCTAAAAATACAAAATCAAACTTTGGGTTTGTCATCGTGTGTTATCTTCTCTGTCTCTCTGTAACTACTTTCTAATTCACCAGATTTTTTAATCCTTTGTAAAGATTGTAACTGACCCATTACATTAAATATCTCAGCCTCGCTTGAATTGTTATTTAATGTTTTAGCTTTTTCATGATATTGTAATCCATAAGATTCTAGTTGATGAACATTTACATCTTTATCATTAAACGAACCATCGTTAAATTCTTTCTTTAATTTAGACCACATTTTAATTTCTCGCATTCTATGTCTTGCAACTTTTTCCATAGATGCTTTACCAAATATAGCTTCATCTAAATCTATTTTATATTTAGTTTTTTTATATTCATCTTTTTCTTTTTCAACCTTACCTTCTAACCATTTAATTTTTGCTTCGTTTCTTCTATAATCAAATGATAAAGTCATAAGATTATCAAGATAACTAGATTGCTCTCTTACACACTGCCAATACTTTGCAGCTTTAGTTGGGTATCTATTATCTTGTAACACAGAAA